TATGCACAAGCTACAGAATATGATGGCTGGTGGTATTCCTCTTGGACGGATTATCAATATCGGTTCTGCATCAGGTACAGGTAAATCAACTATTGTAGACGAATTGGTTTACTATTGGATTTTTCATTCTCCGCACATGCCGGGAATTGTTTCAATGGAATCCAATGCTGGTCAATATGCTTTGAAATTGCTATCGCGGCACGTAAGCAATAAGATTGAATTGATGCAAAATGAAGACGCATTGAATTTTGTTGATACACCACAGATTAAAGCTAAGGAAAAGGAACTCTTTAATAAAGCTGATGACAGTCCTAGGTTCTATCTGATTGATGATCGTGACGGAGGTTTTGAAAGCCTCAAGAATTTGATTATGAATCTAGTGATCGGTTGTGGTTGCAAGGTAATCATCCTTGATCCATTGCAGGATTTACTTGCTGGTTTGAGTAACGAAGAACAGGAATTATTCATGCGGTGGCAGAAGGGTATGCTCAAAAGTCACAATGTAACTTTCATTAATATCTCGCATACCCGAAAGACTTCTGGACAAGGTAAGCAAGGTTCCGAAGGTGCAGATTTACATGAAGAAGATTTCATGGGTTCAAGCAGTATCTTCAAGTCTGGAGCATGTAATCTTGTATTCTCTCGAAATAAGGAAGCTGAAGACCCTGTAGAACGCAATACAACCTTCATGAAAGCTACAAAGATTCGCTGGACAGGTAAGACTGGTCCTGCTGGTAAGTATTACTACGATAACGAAAGCCATACTTTGTATGATCTGGATGATTGGTTGACGCAGAATCAGGGATCGTTCTGAGAATAACTTAGATTAAGTCTTAGATAATATATTGACAGAAGATGCCCCAAGGTGTATACTTTGGGGTGTTTTTATTTGTAGTTTAGATAGGAGAATTATGCCGGAAAAATGGATTTACGATATTGAAACATATCCAAATGCTTTCACTTTTAGTATTGTCAGGGAAGATTTTTATTTTCATCAGACCTTTGAAGTATCTTCTTATGAAAATCAAATTGATCGTATTCTAGGTTGCTTGGACTATCTTCATGCTGGTGGTCATTGGATGGTGGGTTTCAATAATCTAGCATTCGACTATCCAGTTTTGCATAAACTCTTGTCAATTCGTGACAATCTACCTGTTCGCGGTGAAACAATTGCCAAGCGAGTTTACAATTTTGCAATGCAGCAGATTGCTTCAATGAGTGAAGGTCAGTTTGCTAAGACTATTCCTGTCAACGAACAGTATGTCAAACAGATTGACTTGTTTAAAATTTGGCACTTCGATAACAAAGCAAAATCTACAAGCCTTAAGATGCTAGAAGTAAACATGCTATCTGAATCAGTAGAAGATTTACCTTTTGATGTTGGTACGGAACTCACCAAAGAACAAGTTCAAGTTCTAAAGAAATATAACGGGCACGATGTAACCGAAACCTTAAAGTTCTTTGGTAAATCAAAAGAACAAGTTGATTTCCGTGAAGTTCTTTCTGCTGAATATAACCGTGATTTCATGAATCACAATGATACCAAGATTGGTAAGGATTACTTTATCATGGAACTTGAAAAGCGCAAGATTCCGGTCTACAAGTATTCCGATGGTAAGCGAGTTATGAATCAATCGAAACGCAATAAGATTAAAATTGGTGAATGCTTGTTCGATTATTACTCATTCAAGTCTGAAGAATTCAATGCTGTTAAGGATTGGTTTAGCAATCAGGTTATTTCTGAAACTAAGGGTGTATTCTCTGAAATTGAAGAACACAATCTTGGTGAAGTAGCCAAGTATTCTGTGATGGAAGTAAAGCGAAAGAAGTTCAAGGGTAAACCTTCCTTCGATGATGAATTACTATTCAATAAAGAACATCCGAAGGGTTGGATTGAAGTTGAAGAACTCAAAGCACTCGAAGACTTAATTATTGATGGTGAACCTGTGTTCGATTATCCAAAGGATGAATTCGGACAACCTGACACAAGTAAGAAAAAGAAAAAGGTCAAAGTCCCAAAGAAATCTTATTGGGGTTGCTGGAATGAAGCTGAAACTCTAAATGTAAATTATAAGGGTTTTCGATTTGACTTCGGTACTGGTGGTATTCATGGTTCAATCGAAAGTCAAATTGTGGAAGCCGATGATAATTATATTATCAAAGATGCGGACGTAACTTCTTTGTACCCCAACATTGCGATTCGCAATCGAGTTTATCCTGAGCATCTTACAGATAAGTTCTGTGATATTTACAGTGATTTGTTCGATCAACGTCAACGAGAACCAAAGGGAACTTCAAAGAATGCAATGCTAAAACTTGCATTGAATGGTGTATATGGTGACAGTAATAATCAGTACAGTCCTTTCTATGATCCAAAGTATACAATGACGATTACAATCAATGGTCAATTATCTCTGTGTATGCTGGCTGAAAGACTGCTCGATGAAGTTGAAAACATTACAATCATTCAAATCAATACTGATGGTGTAACTGTAAAGATTCCAAAGAATCAACTTGACAAATACAATTCAATTTGCAAAGAATGGGAATTGATTACTAAATTGAATCTGGAATTCGTTGAATATTCGAAGATGATTATTCGTGATGTTAACAATTACATTGCGGTTTATACAAACGGTAAAGTTAAACGAAAAGGCGCATATCAATACGAAGGTCTTGGTTGGCATCAGAATCAAGGTGGTCTGGTAATTCCAATGGCTGCTGAAGCATTCATGCTCAAAGGAACACCTGTAGAAGATTTTGTAAAGTCTCACAATAACAAGTGGAACTTTCTACTCCGCACAAAGGTTCCGCGTAGTTCCAAGTTGTATCTTTATTACGACAACGGAGACAAGATTCAACAGCAAAATATTTGCAGGTACTATCCTTGTGAAACTGGAGGAAAACTTGTAAAATTGATGCCGGGTCTGGATGGTTCTGATGAAATGCGTGAACTATCTCTGGACAAAGATTGGAATGTAAAAGTTTGTAATCATATTGACAACTTCAATTTTGATGATGTAAACTACGAATATTACATCGCAGAAGCGAAGAAACTAATCATCGAAAGGTAACCAATGTCAAACTTCACCTACCGCTATAATTCCCTAACAAACTGCTTGACACAGCATAATCCAGACGGTACAATCCGAAACTCGATGCAGATTCCAGAGGATGATATGCAGATGCTTACAATGATGAATACTGAAGTATTTGATTTGTCTGAAGGTGATGAAATCGTAAAGTTTAATACTACTTATTGAAAGATTATTTATGTCTACAAGTATCAGTGCAAAACTAATGTATGGTTGGAATTACCAAGAATTGATCCAACATCTTTCGGATGATCTTCTGGAACAATTAGATGAGGATATTGATTACGGTATCATTGATTCTGCTTCTCCTTGGTATGATAGTGACAGAAAAGACTGGATCATTGGTGAATGGATTCTTGTAAATTCTCTTTCAACAAATGATCTACTGCAACGACTTCAAGAATCTCCGTGGAGTCCTGAAAACGGTGAATTAGTTTATAAACTTTCAGAAATTCTCCAACCTCGATTTTATGTAACTCCTGATGTAACTTAATATGTCCAACAAACACCTTATTGCTCACGTTGTCGGATCACATGCGTTAGAAATTCATCTCGATGGACAGTTCAAAGCTAACTCTGACATTGATTTGATTATTCCAGACCATATAATTAACATTGAAGGTTATGATTGTAGTCATTATATTGATCTGAACAACGCAGCGATTGTCGAAACCTATAGTGAAAATTGCTTAGTATCTCTAAAAGGTCTAGCTGTAATGAAGCGTTCGCACCTGTGGAGAGCCAATCTCAATTTCAGTCGGCACATTACTTTGTACCACAAGTTTATTTTACCGAATCTTAATGAAGATTTCAACAACAATGATCTTGCAATTCTAAAGGAAAGAACTGCATTAACAATGCAGGAGTATCCACAGCAAGGACCAAACCTGAATCAATCAGTTGAAGATTTCTTCAATGACGCAGTGACTAAAATCTATCCGCATGATTACCTGCATGATTTATTTGCATTCTACGATAAACCAATGTACATGAAAATGCAAAGAGATTTTAGCAAGGCTAAGGTAGAAAAAGATATGTGGGATGCTTTCAGTCATCAGGAAAAGATTCGTTGTGTAGCGGAAGAAACCTATGTTATTGCAGCAGAAAGGTTCCTAATCCCTAACGATTGGAACTCTCCCGCAAAACTAGCTTACATGAAGGCATTGGAGAAGGTTTGTACTACTTTATGTTCTGGTTGGTTTCGTGATTTTGCTATTGACAACTACCCCGAAGTTCTGCTAGAATACGATTCATTGAAGTTTGAGAAAGTAAAGCAAGTGTTAAAATCTTGCTGAAAATTGTAATGTATATTTTATCGAAAGGAATATTTAAATGACAACTAAAAAGACTCTGAAAAAGTTTCTGAATGAAAACCTGAAAGGTCTTGAGACTGATTTCATGCGTACTGAAATCTCGGACAGCACCAAAGACGATCCTTTCCGCTGGATTGATGACGAAGAAGCTGCTGCTCAATTTCAAAAGAATGCACCAAAGGATATTTATTGGCAGTGCGTAGACCAACATGGTGGTGAAGGTGAAGGCGAAGATTACTATAGTGTTTATGAATTTGGTATCAAAGACACTGAAGAAAAAGTTTTTGTAAAGTTCCAAGGTTGGTATCAGAGCTACAATGGTTATGAATTCAATGAATGGTTCTTTGTTGAACCGAAGGAAGTTGTTGTTACTGAATATGTAAAGGGTTAATGAATGCTGCAAGGTCGCGCCTTGCTCTACGTTGGAAGCGGAAACCGCACCGGGATAAACAACTATAGTAGTCAGACCTGTTGACTCAGTATGTAAAAAATGCTAGAATACACAGGTAAATCCCGATCAGATATAAATAAGGATTGAAACTCGCAAGAGTTAAACCAATAAGGATTGCTTGCCGCAAATCACATAATACTATGGACCGATTGTTGAAAACCATTGCAATATTTGCTCTAAGGCAGTACAATCAAAACTCTTGGTAAAGAGCCTAATAATTACCAAAAGGCAATCCGTTAACAAAGGCTGCTAACTGCAAACGCTAAATAGTTGAAAAACTATTTATTGCAAATTTAGATTGGCTATATCTTAAACGCAACCTGAAAATCGAAAGGAAATCATTATGCAAACTCTCTTTACCGCAATGCAACAAATTCCAGATACCGTCACCGCCAACGGTAATCCTGCTTATAGCACTACGCATGATAAATGCTTGGACCTGTTCTACTCTGTCGGTGCTTCTCGACAGGACAGTAACTTCATTCAGACTAAGGTAATTCCTGCTTGGAATGAAAACAAAGAACTGACCATGCGAATTATGCTCTGGGGTCGTGATATTCGCGGTGGTGCTGGTGAACGTAAAGTCTTCCGTGACTTTCTGAAGTTTGCTAAGGAAAACCCTAGCCTTCTTGCGCTTCCGACTTCTATTCTGGCAAAGGTTCCTGTTGTTGGTCGTTGGGATGATTTGCATGAAATCATTAATGATATTGCAGTCATTGATACTTACCTGAAGGGCCTTGCAAGTGCAGACCTCGGCACTCGTGGTCTTGCTGCAAAGTGGACTCCACGTAAGGGACCAGTCTTTGAAACCCTGCGAAAAACTCTTGGGCTTACTCCGAAACAATTCCGTAAGTTTCTTGTAGAGAATACCAAAGTTGTTGAAACGCAAATGTGCAACAATGATTGGACCAATATTACTTATAAGCACGTTCCAAGTCGCGCAGCTAAGATTTATTCTGGTGCTTTCCGTAAGCACGATCCAGAAGGTTATACCAAGTTCATTGAACAGGTTAAGACCGGTGAAAGCAAGATTAATGCAGGAGCGATCTTTCCTTATGATGTAATCAAGGGATTGAATACTGATGCTGAAACCGCAGAAGTACAATGGAAAGCCCTGCCTGATTATCTGGCTGGTACAAATGAGCGAATTCTAACAGTTACCGATGTTTCTGGTAGCATGTCTATTGAAGTATCGCAAGGTACTACTGCAATGCAAGTTGCTATTTCCTTGGGTATCTATTGTGGTGAGCGACTTGAAGGTTCTTTCAAGAACAAGCTGGTTACTTTCCATTCTAATCCGACTCTGTTTGACTTTAGTAAGCAAAAGACTCTCGATTCAAAAGTTCGTCTGATTCAATCTGCACCTTGGGGAATGAATACTAATATTTATAGGGTATTTCAATTGATCCTCGATAGTGCAGTGAAGTTTGATCTTCCTGAGTCTGAAATGCCGACAACTATTCTGATTACTTCAGATATGCAATTTGATGTAGCTGATGGTCGTGGTAACGACGATTTCCTAGAAGTCTATCAGAAATCATTTGCTGCTAATGGCTACAAGTTACCGAAGTTGGTCTTCTGGAATATTGCAGGAAAGACTAATAACATGCCAATCACGAAGCATTCTTCGGGTGCTACTCTAGTTAGCGGTTTCTCTCCTGCTGTACTCAAGATGGTACTTGGTGCAAATACTCCAATGCAGGCAATGCTTGACACGGTGATGCAAGATCGGTACAATCCGTTTTGACAGCAGTAGCTCAAGGAGAGCACCCGGTACTTAACCGGGAGGTGCGAGGGGGATACCCCTTTGGATCGTTACCCGCCTGCGATACCACACATGAAAGGAAATTATGTTAAAACTCTGGCAACTATATAATTCGATTGATGTAAACCAAAAAGTTTACAAGAAAGAACTACCTATCAAAACTTGGAAGTTTCCGGGGCAAGAAGTAGGTGTTCAAATTGATATTCCGAAAGGTGGTAACGGTAATTTCGTTGTAGAAGCACTAATGCCTACTTCAGATGAAATCATGCAGCTTTTGCAGATTAGTAATATTTTGCAAAACTCCGAAGGTTTTAAAGGTGCGGCTTTGAACATTCCTTACTTTCCGTATGCTAGACAAGATCGGGTTTGCAATAAAGGTGAAGACTTTGCATTGCTGACTTTTATTCATGTTTTAGATAATGCAAATTTCGATGAAGTAAATGTTGTAGATTTGCATTCTGGTATAGCTAGGGATTTGTTAACTTCGTTCATTGATAATTGGTCAGAGATTACTCAAGCTGATATTTTAAACAGCGAACAATCGCGACAAGTCATGGCTTTTTTACAATATGATAGTATCATCTTTCCTGATGCTGGTGCAAAAGCTAAAGCCAGAACTCAAGAGTTTAAGTTTGGAACTCTTGATGTTTATACTGCTAATAAACGCAGAACACAACATGGCATTGAGTATGAAGATATGACTTACTATGGAAATTATGGTCTTGTTGTAGACGATATTTGTGACGGTGGTAGAACCTTCATTGCTCTTGCAGAAATGATTCGCAAAGATAAACCTATTAGTACACTTGATCTGTATGTAACACATGGTATCTTTTCGCATCCAGAGCAGTTTGAAACCTTGACAAAGATGTATCGGACGATTTATACTTACAAGTATTACGGAAACAACGAAAATATCCGTAAGAAAATTGTTGAACTTTCTTACTAGGAGAAACATGAAACTCAATCCATTGACAGCTTGCGATTTTTATAAAGTTGGACACAAGTTCCAGTACCCTCAAGGTACTACCAAGGTCTATAGTAACTTTACACCACGTTCTGATCGTCTTGCTAATACTAAAGGTAATATCACCTTCGTTGGTCTTCAGGGATTTATCAAGTGGTTCCTGATTGATACTTGGAACAGTGAATTCTTTAACAAACCCAAAGCAGAGGTTGTACAGCACTACAAGAAACTGGTTGACAATGCTCTAGTTTGTGATCTGGATGTTTCTCACATTGAAGCACTACATGATCTTGGTTATCTTCCTCTGGAGATCAAGGCACTTCCTGAAGGTTCTCAGGTCGGTATGAAGATTCCTGTTTTTACTGTTACGAATACTCACCCCGATTTCTTCTGGTTGCCTAACTATCTGGAAACGGCTTTCAGTTCTGAAGTCTGGAAGATTTGTACAACTGCTACTGTTGCTCGTGAGTATCGGAAGATTCTTCAATCCTATGCAATCAAGACTGGTTCTCCTGTGGATTTTGTTGGTTGGCAAGGGCATGACTTCAGCCTTCGCGGTTTGAGTGGTCTACACGATGGTTCTGTTAGTGCAATGGGTCATCTTTGCAGTTTCCTTGGTACTGATACGATTCCTGCTATTGAATTTGCTAATAATTATTACACTGGTACTGAAACATTTGTTGGCGGTAGTGTACCTGCAACAGAGCACTCTGTAATGTCTGCTGGTGGCAAGGAGTCAGAAGTTGAAACCTTCCGTCGAATTCTGAAGACTTATCCTACTGGTGTTGTTAGCATTGTTTCTGATACTTGGGACTACTGGAAAGTTATTACAGAATACACCGTGCAACTAAAGGATGAAATTCTTGCTCGTCAACCAAATGCGATTGGTCTTGCTAAGACTGTATTCCGTCCTGATAGTGGTGATCCTGTAGACATTATCTGTGGTGTTAATATTCCCACTGCTAGTTGTACTGAAGACGCCGCTTCACAAATTGCAGATAAAAATGCAGCCAGTAACGGGGTGTTTAAGCTGCCCGATGGAAAATTCTACAGGGTGTATGCAACATGGAAGTGGGACAATTGGGATGGTTTTGCATATAACACAGAAGTGCTTGACGCATATGAAGTCCAACTAACTCCAGAACAAAAAGGTAGCATCGAATGCCTGTGGGAAATTTTCGGTGGTACTATTACTGACAAGGGTTACAAACTGTTGGATTCGCATGTTGGTCTGATTTATGGTGATAGTATTACTCTTGATCGTTGCAAAGAAATCATGAAGCGATTGGAAGCAAAAGGTTTCGCATCAGGTAATGTTGTATTTGGTATCGGTTCTTATACCTATCAGTATGCAACTCGTGATACTTATGGTTTTGCAATGAAGGCTACTGCTGCTGTTATTGATGGTCAAGAAGTATTTCTGTCGAAAGACCCTAAGACTGACTCTGGTACAAAGAAATCCGCTACGGGTTGGCTTGCTGTGACTGAATTCAACGGTATTGGATTTAATTTGCAAGAGAAGCTATCACAAGCCGAAGAAGCTGCTTATGCTGGTTCTAATTGTCTTGAAACAGTTTTCAAGGACGGAGTATTGACAAAAGAAACAACTCTTGCTAATATTCGTACTTTGATTAACTCTGATTTGGAAAATGAACTTCAAACCAAATAAGCAATGCAAAGTCTGCGGAAATTATACAAATCCAGAATTAAAAGCTGAATACTCTCTTGACAAACTGCGTTTCTTGCTGTATAATGAATGCAGAGTTTGTGGAATCTGGCAAGGTATTAGAGAACAACTCTTAACTCGCTGGTGCAACAAACTCAACAAACAATAAGATAAACAAAGGCTCCTAACTGCAAACGCTAAATAGTTGAAAAACTATTTATTGCAAACTTTTATAATCAACTGGTAAATTGACTAATGGAACCTGAATTAAAGACTGCTTGCAGCATATCCTAATGAATTATACTTGTAATATAAACTTCAAAAAGGCAGTCTGATTTAAATAAAGATGTTGGTGAACATTTGTAAAATCATCAAATAACTTAACTATGAAAGGATACTATTTATATGAATAAACTTACTGGTATGCTCGTTTATGCTTGCATCGAACAACCTGTGCAATGCTTTGAAGCAAAGAAGGGTTTTGAATGGAAAGTCAGTGTAGTCGTTGATGAAGATACTGCTGATGCTTTTGGTGAAAAGTTCAAGAAGCAATCTGCCAAGAAGATCAAGCGTACAGACTTCAAAGACCAATATGCTGTAGAACCACCCGAAGGTGATAGTAAGAACCTCTTTGTGATTACCCTGAAGAAGCCTACCAAGATGCGTTCGCGTCAGACTGGTGAAATGATTGATGTTCCTCCAGCTTATACCCCAAAGGTCTTCCTGCAAACCGATGAAGGTCGGATTGATATTACTACTGAAAAGCTAGTCGGTAATGGTTCAATGGGTACAGTATCCTTCGATGAAATTGAACATCCTGAGTTTGGTATCTCTGCTCGACTAAAGAATGTTTTGGTAACCGATCTGATCGAATATGTTCGTCGTAATCAAGAAGCTGGTGCAGAATTTGATGCTGAAGCGCCTGCTGTTGATGAATTCGCTGATAAGCCTGTCCCCGCTAAGAAGGGTTCTGGTAAGAAGACCGAAGCTGACAAGGCTGCTGATAGCAAGGGTCCGTTCTAATGTCAGATAATCAAGAAACCCTAACCGATGCCAAGCTGTTTGAAAAGCTCAAGGCGATCTATACCGAAATTGGACTGCTGGATGAAGATGTTAAGTCTCTGAAAGCTGACGGTAAAGAAGCTGAACTTGATGTAGCATTGATTGCTAAACTAGCAAAAGCTGCTGCTGATAACAAGCTGGAAGACCTGAAGACCAAGACTGAAAATACTCTTGATCTGATTGAAAAACTAACGTAAGTAAATCAACTAATAAAAACAATAATAGACGTTTAAAGATTCCCCTGAGATACCTGATGGTGTTTCAGGGGTTTTTCGTATATAAGTAGTTGTAACAAGATGTAATTATTCTGGTGTTTTCAGGATTGTAATGATAGAATACTTACATCGTTCTGATTGGAGGTAATGTAATGGAGTCTGGAGAGTTACAAGTTGGTGAACTGGAGATTGGCGCTAACCGCAATGGACAAATGTACATTAGAGTTGGTAATCGTACATTTCGGTTGGAGTATGTTGCGGATGATGCAGAGTCTTATAATTTCATGAAACTAATGCTAAAGCTTGCTTTTGAAGAACATTATCAATATCGTAAGAATCAAATAATTGATGGTGTAAGAAACAAAGGAAAGGGTTAAAGGAATGCAGCAATTAATTGATACTCTTTTTTATGTTATAAACAGACCAAACTCAAATATCTTGGTTGTTATCGGAAAACCGTTTAATATGTTGGACTGTTGGGAAGCGGTAGTGTTTAGTAATCTTCCAATGTCAAGAACACATCGAACAAGTAAAGTCGTAGAGATTTGTAATGGTTCCAAAATCACGTTACTAGCAGATGACTCAAGTTTACCGCAAAAAAGCGCAGGATTGATTTTCCCTCTATGCATTCTTGTCGGTGAAGTTGAACCACAATCCGTACAATTCCTAAAACCAAGGAATAGACCTGATCCTTGGAACCCTTGTCCGCTATTAATTCAAATAGGAGTACAACAATGAATTTCCATATCATGAAGAACGTAACAATTCTACCTCCAAACTATATCTTTGTTTTCGGTAGCAATCGACAAGGTATTCATAAGCGCGGAGCAGCGAAGGATGCTCTGGATTACTTTGGAGCTATTCTAGGACAAGGCGAAGGTTTTCAAGGACAATCGTATGCTCTACCAACGAAAGCAACTCCTTGGGTTTCTTTGTCTCTACCTGAAATCCAGAAGCATGTAGAAGTATTCCTGTGGACAGCACGACATAACATTGGTTGCAAGTTTATTGTAACTCCTGTAGGATGCGGTCTTGCGGGTTATAATCATGAAGATATTGCACCAATGTTTAAGGAAGCACCGGATAATTGTCTGCTACCTCAAGAATGGAGTGATTTTGTATGATTGATTCAGTGGTTTACGATATAATTTCAGAGTATAAAGAGTATCCCGATCGAGAGTTTGAGGTTTTCTACTTAACTAG